ATGGTGAAAGTGTAGAAAACTTTGAACTTGTAAAAACTAAAAAAGTAATGTTTGGTAAAGAGGATTTTATTTCTAAAATTGAAGAAGGAATATTAGACTTAATTAAAAAGACTCCTGATATTACTGTTGAAAGTATAATGGAAGTAATGAAGTTGGATAAAACGAAAGTTAACGATGCTTTAGAAACTTTAATCGGTGATGGTTTAATTGATGAAAATTTAAAGATAACTATCAAAGGAGAAAATAAAAACGTACCAACTTTTAGTGAATTATTTATACGTTACAAATATGCTTTGCGAAGTGATGCACCTGCTTTAATTAGTGGTGGCGAAAGTAGAGATTTTTGTGCAGCAATGATGGCTAACCCTCGTTACTTTAGCAGAGAAGATATAGAAAACATTGGTAAAGATTTAGGACAGGTATACGACATACCTAATTACGATGCATTTAGGCGCAGAGGTGGTTTTTACCATGACCCAATTCAAGATGTAAATTTGCCATACTGCCGTCACATATGGATTCAAGAATTAGTTAAAAAAGTTAAATAATATGGCAGCACAAGTTTTATTTTTAAGCGAACAAACATTAAAACAACGTAGTGTATTACAGGATAATGTTGATATGAAGATTGTTACTCCGACTATTATCGAGGTGCAGGAGTTTTATATATTACCGATATTAGGAACAAGTTTATACAACGAATTAAAAAGCCAAATTGCAGCAGGTACAGTAAGCAATGCAAATAAGAATTTAATTGATAACTACATCACAAATACAATGATTTGGTATATGCAAGTTGAATTGCCTTTAGCAATGAACTACAAGTATTTCAATAAAGCAGTAGGTGTTCAGAATGCAGATAATATGCAACCTGCAAGTATGAATGAGATTCGTGATATAATGGATGAGGCAAGAAACAAAGCGCAAGTATATGCTGAAAGATTAACTAAATTCTTATTAGCTAATACAACTACTTACCCATTGTATTTAACGCAAACTGGTGTAGGTATAGACACTATATTCCCACAAAGAACAAACTATAATAGTGGAATGTTATTAGATGGTGATGATTGTTGCAGTGGGCGATATAACTTTCAAGGAATAAAAATAGAACCGAGAGAATTAACCAAACCTTGTACTTATTGTTAATGAAAACAAAGATTAGAAACATAGAAAAGTTACAAAAATTTATAAAAGAAAATGCAATTTTACACACTCAACCAAATAATAAATCTGTTCGAAACAATAGCGACAAACCACGCACAGATAAACGGGTTTAACTTTGGTGAAGCAAGTGATATTTCAGCGAGTGAACAAGAGCAATACCCTTTGTTATGGATTGATGTAATTGATAGTGGAATTGAAAGTAATACTTTAAGTTTGAATATGAACGTAAAAGTATTGGATATTCAAAAAGATGACCAAACAAATGAACGTGATACTTTAAGTGATTGTTTAAGTATTTCACAAGACGTTTATTCGGCATTGACCAACCCAATATACCAAGACTATTTTTTATTAAGTTTTGCGACAAATTTAGTACCTTTAAGAGAGGCATTAGCAGACAAGGTAAATGGTTGGGAAATGAATTTAACTTTTGAATTAGCACAAGAAAGAAACAGGTGTCAAATACCTTTAAAATAAATAAAAATAATATATTATTAAACAAATAAAAATATGACAGATTTAGGTAAAATAATTGGTTCAGGTGGATGTGAGTTCATAGCAGCAGCATCAGCAAAGACAGGTAAAACTTACACAGGAATTGTAATCAATACTGATGCAGTAATTAGTGTTTTAAGTATTGATGGTGTAAACGTATTAACTACAAAAGGTTTTAATGGTGTTACATTATCAGCAGGTATGTTTATACCAGCAGCAGCAGGAACTTATATCACTGCGATTACTTTAGCTTCAGGAACTGCGATAGCTTATAACAATCAATAGTTATGTTAGGAATTACAACTACTAACGCAAGGGTTGGAGGGTTTCGTGGCAAAGGCATTGATGCAGATGCAACTACTATTTACAATCGTATAATTGCAGATGGTGGTGTAAGTAATTTAACACGTTTAAACTTTTTTGTTAAAGGCTTAAAAACTATCTATGGTTCATTAGCAAACGTGCCTGTGTGTTACGATGCTCATTGGATTGGTTACAAATTAGGTTCAGGAACAGGTGCAACAGCAGGACAAGCAGCAGCGAAACTTTATAGTTTAACAGTAGCAGGAGATGCAGTACAGACAACAGCAGCAAGTCAGCCATTGTTATTAGCGCATAATGGAGCGAGTAGTGATAATTATTGGTGGGTAACAACTGCAGGCAGTTCAGGTACTTCATTATGTTCAACACCTGATGCTTCGGCAAATCAAATTACAGGCAGCATAGAGTTTACTGCAAAATTCAGTACGTCAACACCGACATTGGGTCTATTTTTAATAGGCAAGGATACAACTTCAATAAGAGGGTATAATTTTGTTTATAATAATGGTATTTTATCAATCGCATTGCGAAAAGGTGGTTCTTTTGCAGGTTATAATTCAACAGCATCATTTTCTTTAGCTGTAAATCAAATTATTTATGTAAAAGGAAATTATAATTCAATAACAGGAAATATTAATTTTTTTACATCAAACGATGGTATTAGCTACACTCAGTTAGGTGCAACAGTTTCGGCAGGTGCAGGAGCTATTGATAGTGTTAGTACAGCAGTTTCAGTAGGTGCGTTCGGAAACGGTAATGGGTTAACACATAACGGAGTTAATATCTATCGTGCAACAATATCAAACTCAATCGGTGGCACACCTGTAGTTGATTTCAATCCTGCATCATACAACGCAAGTACAAGTCAAACTGCCTGGACAAGTGCAACAGGTGAAGTTTGGACAATTAACACAGGAACTGCTACAAGTGGTTATAAAGGTGTATTGGTTGATAGAACGGTAGTACAAGGTGATGGAATTGATGATTCAATGGAAACTGCTAACAGTGTTTGGGGTTCTGTTTCAAGTGTTTATTCAGCTATTAAGTTTATTAACTTAAATACAAAATTAGGTACTTCAGTTGATTCTAATCTTGCAAATATTGCTATACAAAAATATGAAGGTATTGATGCTGTAAATAATTATTTTGTTTTTCAAGGAGGTATAAATATAAATACAAATGTTTCATCAAGAAATAATTTAAATACTTTATATAATTCAGTAAGAAATGGTTCATCAAGTGCTTTAAATTTTAATAACGGAACGAGTACAACAGGAACACTAAATACTGCAATTTCAACAGGTGTGAGAATACTTGCAAATAGAGGCAATACACCAACTTTGTTTACTAATGGAAACTTAAATACAATACTTATTTCGAGTTCTGCAGATAGTGGAGCAACAAGAACTGCAACCTACAACCTAATTCGCTCACTAAATAACAACGCATTTTAATGGAAGAGAATATAATATACCCACGATTCTACAAATGCAAAACACTTGCTAAATTCAAAGAGTTAGATACTAAATGCTGTGAGTTATTAGGATTGCCAAACAATGAGGATACAATTGATTACGCAAATCCAATAGTAGATATAAACGGATTCAATTGGCTTGTTGTAAACACTGATGTAAGTAGTTTATTTACTGAAGCAGAGATTTTAGCAATGGTGCAATACGATGAAATAGTTTTACCAATAAATCCAATTAAATAATGGCATCACCTTTACCAATATCGTTTTCGGATTTCCTTAAAGACCCATTCAAAGCAACAATGTTTTTGATAATCATTTCAGTTGGTTATTTGTATGTAGATAACAAATTGATGTATCAAGACCAAATAAGCAAAAGTGATGCTAAAATTGAAATAATGGATTACAAAATAGACCAATTAAGCATAGCTTTAAAAAGGTCAGATAGTGCATTGGCAGTAGCAGTAACTAAGTTGGATATTTTAACGCAAATGAAATGAAAACAATACTATTCGTAGCAACAACATTAGCGATAGCAGTTTCAACTTTAAACAAAGATACTGTTCAAAAAAATAAAGTTCCTGATTCTATTGATTCATTATTATCTAAAAGTAAAACTAATTTTGTAAAAGCAAATTCAAGCATAAAAGTAGCTGAAAAAATGCAAAAGGAAAACTTTGAAACTATAAAAAGTAAAATTGAAAAATTAGAATTAGAAAACAAAACACTAACTTTAAAATTAGAACATTATGAAGATACTATTGTGCCTGTTATTGACTCTGTTGAGCAGTTCAACTTATTCCCAAGTAATTAGAAAAGTTGATGGCGAGAAAGTAGTAGTGTTTACTCTTGTTCAAGCTAAAGCAGTAAATGATACCTTTGTTTCACAAAAGAAAGAAATTGAAAGGCTAAAGAATATTAAGCCAATTGTAAAAGTAGATACAGTCCAAGTAGTACAAATAGTAAAAGTTAAAAAAGAAGGATTTATGTTCTACGAAGGTGTAGCTTTTATGATAGTTCAAGCACTAATTATGATACCAACATTATTCCCATTATTAAAATGAAATTTTTAGAAATTATAAAAGATGAGAAAGGACAATTCTCAAGCAAACGAGTAGCAGGTATTCTATGCACAATTATGCTTTGTGTAACTATGTATCACAATTCGTTTAGTCCATTAGAAGTTGCACCAAGCACAGCATTAGTTGATGCAGTAGCTTTATTAGCATTTGGTGCATTAGGTTTGAGTAGTGTAGAGAAATTTAAAAAAGAAGAAAAGTAAACTAATTAGTTAACAAATGACAATGATAAGTAAACATATAAGTACAGCAGAAGCAACAGAGAGTGCAACAGCATTAAGATTAGGTATTAAGAACGTGCCTAACGAAGCAGAATTAGAAGCTATGAAGTATGTAGCAGAAAACTTATTTGAACCGATTAGAGAATGGTATGATAAACCAATAAAGATAAACAGTTTCTTTAGATGTGTTGCTTTAAACAAAGCAGTAAAAGGAAGTTTAACAAGTGGTCACGTTTTAGGTAATAGTATTGATATTAGTGGTGGCAATAAAGTGGAAA